TTTAATGATTCCAGTTCTAATATGGAAATTAGTCTTTATCAATCATATATAGATAATTTATCTGAATATATTAAACTGAATGGAGAGCATGATTCATTGATGGAAGTTCAAAGAAAAATCAAAGAATATAATCAAGGTAATAAATTATGGGATTATGTAAATATTGATGAAACTAGTGGCGATATCTATCATTCTTATGGCGGTATATCTATATCATATCCTATAGGTAAGTTTGAATTAGTTTAGAACTCCGCAGTTTGATATCTTACAATCAACTATTGGTCTATTATTATCTTGAGTAAATGAATCACCTATCTTAGCAACTATTTCATATGTTTGTGGTGTGACTTTACCAAATACTACATGTTTTCCATCCAAATATTTACATTCGTCTAATGTAATAAAAAATTGTGATCCATTGGTATTGGGACCACTGTTAGCCATTGATAATAATCCTTTACTACTATGTGAGATATCAAAATTTTCATCATCGAAAGTATCTCCATAGATCGAATAACCACCTGTTCCATCAAACTTTTCAAAATCACCACCTTGAATCATAAAATCTTTTATGACTCGATGAAATATTGTTCCTCTATATTTATCCATACACAATGTCTTAAAATTCTTAACAGTTTTAGGAACTATATCATCAAATAATTCCATTATAATTCTTCCTTGAGCCATTCCATTGATAGATATATCGAAAAATACTCTGCTTCTTTGTTTTGGAAGTACTATATCATTATAGGCTTCTGCTATTGCTTCATTTGCAGTATCTGTCAATGTATCTTCTGGTTGTTCAAAAGTTTTTTGTTCTTCAATATGTTCTTCTACTATTTCTTTTATAGTTTCCTCGGGTTTGATTGAATTAAAGAAAAATATATATATTATAAAGATTACTATTATCACTCCTATAATAATCAATATTGTTATTCTATCCATATGATTTATATTTAAACATAAATTATTGCTATTTAGCGAACTAATAGATTCAAAAAATTGATTAATCAACTTATAGATTATATAATGATTATATATCTTATAATGGATGCCCATATGACTGTAAGTGATATATTAACTACCTGGGAACTATCTACCGTATTAAAAAATATCAGTGCATTACAAGTTGATAACAACTCAATATATTTTATACGTTCTCATGATAATATCGGTTTTAAATTATCTATACCACCAAATTATCCAAATAATGATGAATATTTTGTAATTACAAAACTTGATAATCAAGAAGATGAAATCATATTAAAACTACTTGATTATATCTATTCCCATGATATACACATTTCCTTAAATGAATTATTAGATAAAGTAAACTCAATGATGATAAAACCATCTAATATAAATGTTACAAATGAAAAAATTAATGAATGGAAATATATAAATTTTGGTGCAGATGATAATTTTATGGATTTTTATCAAAAAGATATTGAGGAAAAGAAAGACATGCTTCAAGAAAATATATGGAAACAAACAGCTCTTAAAACAATTAACTCTTTACCTACCAATAAACAATCACAAGCTAAAATTTCTCTTAATTTGATAATAAATGAGTTAAAACAAAATACGAAGAAATTCAACATATCATTGATTAATAATGATGTTTATAATTGGATAATTAAATTGGATAAAATAGAATTTCAGTTAATTATTCATCAATATCTATATCCATATTATCCTCCATCCATTAAATTCCTTAGACCTAGATTAGCGAATGGATTTATATATGCGGTTTCTAATATGAAATATTTAAGAGTTTCCAATTGGAATCCAACTAATACAATGTTTCAGACGATTTCAAATATTAAAAATATACTTGAAAAATATGCTGTCTTTAATGATTCAGATAAAACTAATCCATTGGAAGATGTATTAATTCAATTAGCATCATTGAGTGAAATTCCTCCAAACGATAGTAATAAATATGATATCAAAATAGAATATGTGGAGATTAAAGATTCTGTTGAAAAGTCTGATACGTATTGGGCAGCAGGCACTGGTTATGGACACTCCGGACAAAAAGCAACAACTTGGGATATTGAAGCCACTAAAAACAATGAAATTGAGCGAGAAAGGAGATTAAATAGTTTATTGGATGATATATTACAATATATTAAAAATTATGATAAGGAAATGGATAATATTATAAATGAATCATGTTTAATTCCATTCATTGTTACAAAACTAAAGATGTTTACATTAAATGATATTGAAATAACTTCTAAAAATTACATGACAATATTCAATATTATGATGATATTATATGATAAAATACCAGGAATGTTTACCGATCAGATTATTACATTAATTCAAGATGTGAATAAACAATGTGAAATGTTTATGAAAACTTCTGATGATAGAACACATAATGATTTTATTAATATTGTTAAGAAGACTAATGAAATTATTAAAAAACAAGTAAATAAATCAAATAATAAAATGATGATTTTAACAGCATATCCTCCCGAAGAGAGAGAATATAAATATTGTGAATATATGAAACCCCTACAAGTAGAAATCATTAATCTTTTTGATAAGCAATATAATTATAGGACACACCTAACATCAAATCTACTTCCAACTGCTAGAAGTAGATTGAGTAAAGAATTATCATCATATGATCGCTCTTTACCCTTGTCATTATCATCATCAATCTTTGTTCGAATAGATGAAAGATATATGAATGCATTGAAGGTATTAATAATTGGACCCAAAGATACTCCATATGAAAATGGTTGTTTTGATTTTGATTTTTTAGCTGATGTAGAATATCCGAATAAGGCGCCTTTGGTAAACTTTAATACCAATGGATCTGGGTCATTTAGATTTAATCCGAATTTATATGCTGAAGGTAAGGTATGTTTATCATTATTAGGAACATGGGAAGGAAAGAATCCAGGTGAAAGTTGGAATCCGGCTACATCTACTTTATTGCAAGTTATGATTAGTATCCAATCATTAATATTGATTGATCATCCATATTTTAATGAACCTGGACATGAAAGAAATTATGGAACTTCAGATGGAATTTATGCCAGTAAAAAATATAATATTCCAGTTAAATATCACACCGTAAAATTAGCGATGTTAGGACAACTGGAAAAACCTGCTTTCGGATTTGAAGAAGTTATACAAAGACATTTCTTCTTAAAAAAAGATGAAATCTTAGAACAATTAGAAAAATGGCAGAATGATATGAATGGAGAATATATCGGCTACTTTAAAAAAGAAGCAAATAAACTAAGAGAAAAATTAGGATAAAAGGGTAAAAAATTGATAGCAATCATAAATAGATTGCTCTGCGATGAATATCGCACCACTAAGGGTAATTTTAAATCTTTCAGATAAAAAATTGAAAAAATAATTCTTATATCATTCCATAATACTTTTATTTTATAATGGCTGCACCATTTCTCTACTTTCCATTACAATTACAAGAACTACTTGGATCAGTTCAAAATTTTATATCATTTAATCAACCAAAAAACAAAGAAGATGATTTACCCGAATTAGAAAACAATGATGCAAACAATGAACAGGAGAACAATGAACAGGAAAATAATGAAGAAAACAATGAGCCAGAAAATAATGAAGAAAACAATGAACCAGAAAACAATGAGGAAAACAATGAACCAGAAAACGATACCGAACAATATGATTGGGATAAAGAATCTGAAGAAGAAATAGAATCTGAAGAGGAAATAGAATCTGAAGAAGATGAATATCTAAATGATTTACCTGATATCAGAGATGATTCAATTGAGAAGTTTATTGGTGATAGTATTATCAAAAACAAGGATCTATTTTATGAAAATTGGTTAGGTACTTGTTTATATTTGCATGTTTATTCAAATGATACTGCCAGATATTATTTTGATAAACCAATATATGTTCATCTGATATGGTATAACGCAAAAAAAATGGATTTAGTAATTGATCTAAGAGACACACTCGATCTTCGTTTTATCGAGTTCGAAGCTGCAACTTATGCAACTTTCAGAAAGAACCGATGGACCATAAGTGAACCAATAGAATGTGAATATTTATCTGATATTCCATGTTATATATGTAATGCGGAAATTAAAAAGAATGATTTAATATGTAGATTATGTAAGGTTGATATTTGTTCGAATTGTGGTATAATAAATCATAAACATGGAATGGTTAAATATAATGGTTATTATCTTCCGAAAAATACTTATTACGGAGATCAAATAAAATATACATACAAAATAACAAAAAATTGACCGCTAAGGGTAATTTTTTATCTAAAAAATTGATTTTCTTATTTCTAATAAATATCATTATTTTATTCAATTCAAAATGACACAGCTTAAACCAAATGACGTTGATTTCGTCATCTTTCATAAAAATTGTAATGATGGCTTCGGTTCGGCTTTTGCTGTTTGGAAATTGCTTGGGGACAAGCCGACTTATCATGGTGGCATATTCAATACAGACCCGCCCGATGTAACTGGAAAAAATGTTGTATTATGTGATTTTTCTTACAAATATGATGTAATAATATCTATGATTTCCAAAGCCAATAGTTTATTAGTAATAGATCATCATATCGGTAATAAAGATTCATTAGAAAAATTAGATGATAAATATAAAATATTTGATATGAATAAAAGTGGTGCTATGCTAACATGGGAATATTTCCATCCTAATACTCCACCTCCTCTATTTATTAAATATATAGAAGATCGGGATATTTGGAGAAAAGCACTTCCATATTCAGATGAATTTTTTGCTAAATTCAAATCTGTACCACATGAATTTACAGAATATGATAAATTTATGGATGAGAAGAATGTCCAAGAATGTATAAATGAAGGAAAAGTATTATTGGAATATGATAGAAATATGATTGATAGAAGTTTAAAACATGCAGTTTGTAAATTTTGCAAGTTACCCGATGATAAATATTATTTGATTGCATTTTTAGAAAGTACAGTATTAAAATCTGAATTAGGAAATATATTATGTACAGAAATATTTCCAGAGTGTGATTTTGCAGCAATCTATTCATTTGATGATAGTGAAACTGTAGGAATTACAAATTATAGTTTACGATCCCTCAAAAATAAAACTGATGTTCGTCGTATCGCAGAATTATTTGGCGGAAGCGGTCATGCTGCTGCAAGTGGTTGTTCATTCTATGGTCCGACATGCAAATCTGATTTTGGTATTGTATTAAGTAAAAATGTATATGATTTAATACAAACAGCTGATACCTATTACTTAAATCAATTAAAAATTGTTGGATTTAATTCATCCAATTTAAGAACTGAAATTGGATGGTATTTATTATGTAACAAATATAAAGATTGCGACATAGCTGCTGGATGGAATTATGATATGAAAAATAAAACCACAATATTCAATATATTATTCAATATAAAATTATCACAGGAGGTGAAGAATAAATTTATTGTAGATTTCAAAGGAGAAGTAAAGGGATATACTACTATAGTAAAATTGGATGGATTGCACGATAAAATTAGTTAAAAATAAAAAAATTGATAAATTAACTATTTAAACATTTATTTTATATATATATTATACATGCAAACAACACTACCCAAAACATTCAATATCGAGAAAGATTGTCAATTATCTTTCGCCCCTAAAGAACCATCTAGCCTATGTAAAAAGATGGAAAATCTGTTAATGAATATGATTGAATTAGACTACATTGATCATGAATTAAATTTTACTAATAGTGGAATTGAGTATATGTTAAAAAATCATCGGGAATTTATAAATAAATTATCAAATATAGACACATCAATGTTCTGTAAATTGACGAATATTGAACATATAATTGAAAGATCGAAATATATTACGGATAATCAAACTGTAAGTAAATTCATTGAAAAGGCATATGGGATCGAAAAGAAAAATAGACCAAAAATGAATATTGAATTATTAAATGCATTATGTAATAAGTATGCTAAAGGTAAAAATCAAATTGACCCAAATATTTAATTTATCTTAACCATTGATTGGTTTTTCAGTAATTTCCATTGTATCAGGATCATACTTTAAATAAATACGATCTGGATCGAAACCAATTTGTTGGTAGTCATTATGCTTGATTGGTATGATTTTCATATTAGGAAATTTACTTTCTAGTGCCCATCGTGTGTATTCGTAACATTCACCAATTAAGTTTGGAAATTCCATATGAACGTATTCAGTATTCAAATGGAATTGACGAAAACTAACTGGTAGTAGTTTTTCATCATCAATACCATATGTTTGTGGTTTACAACATTGATTGCCCATTTTATTTACTATAATATTTTACATTACATGGAATAATTTTATCAATTTTTATATATATGGAGCTATTCATCGCTATCATAATAATATTGGTAATTGTTCTTTTATTAAGAAATAATAATATAGAACATTTATCGACTCGACACAATGAAGATTTATATGTAATTCCGCCAGGAAGATTACCTTTAATTTGGGATAGCTTACGGGGAAATATTTATATCTAAATTTATATATATAATGTATCACTCACAGGATATACCTGCAAATTTTATACCAAATCCACACCCATCATTTAAAGCATGTGGACCTGAAAGATATGGATATTATACTTCTACAGGTAATTATAGTAAAACAGATTTATTGACTAATCCCTATAATTTGAGAGGACCATATGCTGATAATGTAGGAAGTGGTCCTACTGAAATTGTTGAAAATTTTATGGATTGTGATGGAGATAGATATAATACTTCATTATTCACTCCAAATGGGAATATGGAATGTAATACAGCAATTCCAACTAATCCTTATTTGTTAGAAGGATCATATCGAAATGATGGTGGACCTGGTCCTATGTCACAGGAAATAAGCTATGATTCGGAAATGATTCCAGAAGACTTTACTTTACCTAATTGGATATCTTCTCAAAAGAAACCACAGCCTACTTCTACAGTATCTAAAATAGTTTCCAAATTGCCTACATGGATGAAAGGAAAGGAAAAATTCACTTTAGATGATATGGTTCCCCAAATGCCTAAATGGATGATAATGCAAAAAGCACAAGAACATTTCTTATATCCACCAGTTGCCGAATATCCATTGAATGTAATGAGAACTGAACAATGTGTTCCAGCTCAGCATGCAGATGATATTTGTTGGAGACAATTTGGGGATGAATGGAGATATATTAACCAGAGACAGGGTAGTTGTCCACCGGGAAGTTATCATTTTGAATGCACTGATTTAAAGACAAAAGATATAAAAGTTCCACATGCTCAACAGCAATATTTGGATCAAACATGGCCATATATACCCTCAGTAAGAGCTTGGAGAATATTAAGATATTAGGTGGAGAATTTTATTGTTTAGTTTTTAATTTTCTAACTAAATTATATAATAAATGAGTTATAATAATGTTCGAAATATCTTAACGACATCATATCCATTCGGAATTTGGATGCCCGATGGATCTTATATAGTTAGACCCCAAAGAAATTTACCCCCTACTGTTGATTCAGACAGTCCAATTCATGGATATGTTTCAACATGCTTACCTATGGGAAATAGACCTTCCAGTTCAATCTGTCCAATGATGTACGGAGGTGGATCTGATGGTGTTGAAATGGACAGGACAACATGCCCAGCAGGATATGGACGGGTAAGATGTACAAATTGCTAAATCAAAAAAATTGATGACCACGAGGGTATCAAAAAATTGATGACCGCGAGGGTATCAAAAAATTGATGAATCAACATATTAGATGAATATTCAACATATTCACCTAATGGATCGAATTAACTTTCTTAACGGAAGCTACAACATTGCGACAAACAAATTTAATTACTATGATAATTCATTGTCATCTCCTAATATGAATAGAAATTTTATACCATATGATTCTAATAATTCATCTATTAAAGAGATGGAAAATTATTTAAATGAATTATTTCCAAATAACCTAATTGAAGTAATGGATATGTTTAAAGAAACAATTACAATGAAATCAAGGAAACTTCGACTACTCTTTGGTGCAAAAGTAAGTTTCATTAAATTACTCATAAGAACTTTCGGAACATATGCTTGTTTATTGCCTAATGAGGTATTAAATCTAAATACACTTGATATAGAAGCTGAATGGTCGAGAATAGAAGATAAATTAATAGTTGGATTTACAGAATTGGATCCATTTATTCCATTAGATATATTGTTCATTAAACAGGTATTATCGGATGAGCCAATATTAATAAAACAACCTCACCATCAACCCGAACTAATAAAACCATATTGTAATATATTTTTACCTAGTCAAGTTGAAATAAATGATTTACATGAAAAAGTTCATAAAATATATTTCACCGATTCTGAATTAGATATAACTAAAATTCCTGAATTAACTCAAGCCTTATCAAGTATAATATTCAAAGATGTATTAATTGATAATTTACGAGATACTGGATTAGATATGAATAAAGAAATATTAGCTTTATATGTTTGAGCTATAAAATATTGAATAAATTATTCTATATTACATCTATCTTTAATCAACAATAAATGAATTACAGACATATTGGAATAGGGTTTTTAGGAGGTATAACAGCTACTATCACTATTCCATTTATCCTAACCAAATTATTTAGACGTAGTAAAAAGAAAAGACAAACCATTATTGATCTTTATGATATTTCAAATAAAATAGATACAATCTGTTTAATTGGTAATGTAGGTGATGTAATATTAACACATGAAGAAACATTAAGTGATGGTGAAACTATTACATTAAACATAATTAAATCAAATATGGATATATATTGTTCAGTTGAAAATAATAAAATAATTATTAATGCAGTAGCTGATCCAGCTAATAACGGTAGGAATCAAAGATTTAAAGGAAATATTGATGCGCATAATATTATATTCTGGGGAAGGGGATCGTTTACGGATAAGCGTGCTATAAAATTTGAAAAATAAAACTATTACGCTCTATTCTTTTATACTTATTATAGATGGGAGACTGCTATGACATAGATCTATTTGAAAAATCAAATCAATTAGAGCAATTTATATGTCCAATTGGAAAAGGCATATTTAAAAATCCTACAGCTACACCATGTGATTCAGGAATGCATGTATTTTGTAATTCCTGTATTACTACTTGGCTAAATGTGAGTAATAAATGCCCGCTCTGTTCATCATTTTTTGATACTACATATCGCGCGCCTATAATTAAAAATTTAATGGATGACTTGATTATGAAATGCCCTAAATGTGATTGGAAAGGAAAATATGGTAACTTACAAGATCATATAAAAGTATGTCTCTATGAAATGATTAAATGTCCAAATAAACAATGTAAATATACCACTCTCCGCAAAGATTTAGATAAACATAAAGAAGAGTGTTTATTCGAAAGTATTAAATGTCATCTATGTTCTCAATTAGTTATCCGTAAAGAATTAACTTTTCATATCGCCGTAATTTGTCCAGTCATAGATATCACTTGTGAATATTGTAAAAATAATATTAAAAGAGGTGATATAGAGAATCATCATAATCAATGCGATGGAATGATAATTCATTGTGAAAATAAAAATTGTGAATATAAGTGCAAAAGAAACTTGATGAAAGAACATAGTGATCAATGTATTCATAGAAAAATAAAATGTGTTCAATGTGAAGCTTCTATAATATTCTCCACACTTGAAGATCATATTAAAAATACCTGTCCAAAAACACCTAAAAATTGTGAACATTGTGATATTGAGATAATTTCAAAAGATCTTGTAGAACACTATAAAATATGTCAAATGAAAAAAATTGATTGTGAATTCTTTCATTTTGGTTGTTTAACTAAATATAATAGAATGAATAAAGAAAACCATATGAAAGATTCTATAGATTATCATCTAAATTTATTAACTAAATATAAAGAAGAATCTTTAAACTCATATATATTTTTTTTGGATATATCTTGTCAATATAAAATTATACATGATGGTATTTTATTGACTATATCTTCAGATGAATCTGAAAAAAATGACTATATCAATGTATTAACTTTCAATTCTGAAATACCTATTATATTTGATTTTCTAGTCTATGATTTTGTAATTAAAAAATATGTTCGTAGAACTCATATTGAATGTAGCGATGGAATTAATAAAAGTATATATGTTTCAAATAATAACGAGAATTTGCAATTATTTATTAATGATATAATGAAAATAAAAATTACTAATATTAGAACATCTTTTATTGATTTATAATATTATACATTTCCCACCAGAACATCCTTTACAATTAGCACAGGATGTTTGAACTTCATCCAATAAATTACCAAATTGAGTTATGAAATCTATTGCTATTTGAATATTTCCTTGACTAACTACATTACAAAAATTATTCAAAAATGTTAATTCAGGAGATAATCCATGATCTTGTAAAAATTGAATAATTGCTTGATGAGATGATTCAAAATTTTGAACTGCTTGTTCTAGAGATGCTATTTTTTGGAGTATATACACAATAAATACTAATTTTTGACTTGGAGTACTTCCTTCAAAAAAACTTAATGTGAAATGAGATTTGATATCATTTAAAGTATTCATAAAATCAGTTACAACAGTTTGACCATAATCAGATGATACAATCATAGTTACAATCTGTTGCCAATTATTCGAAGATAAAAATCCTGATACTAATTGAACACCTGGAATTTTATTACCAACTTCCTGTATCAAATAATTTTCCATAAATGATAAAATGGTAGTATTATCTGACAAATTGGTTATAAATGTTATAAATTGTTGAGCTAATGTTGACATATATATTATGTATATATAAATATTGTTTAAATTATTGATTTTTCATTTATTTAAAACTATATTTCTAAATAATTATAATGACGACAAAATATAAGAAAAATTTCGATATTCTTAGAATGATGCATAATGCATCAGCTAAAACACCAAATCCATCTAATGATAAACAAAAATATAAATTAAATGAAAAATTAGAATGGGTTTTATATGAAGAGGAAAAAGCATGTTGTTTGTGTGATTGTATTGAATTTATGCCTACAAATATCAATATTTGTGATAGATGTATCAATATAATAAATGGGTTAAATAAAATAGATTTGAAAATTATATCATGTGATAAATGTGATATAATATATCAATGTAAGGATTGTTTCATAAATGAAAATTCAATCATTATAAAAGAAATGTTATTGAATAATGATCAAATAGATGCTATATATCAATTGAGAAATTTATATTTGAAAGAAAAAAGTTATGGATATTGTATTTTTGGTTTCGCAGGATCAGGTAAAACTTATATAATATCATCCTTCCTTGGATTAGCAAATATTATTCAATTAATTGATTTACGCCGCTTAATTTATAAATATGGTGTGAGTAAAGAGGAGATGTTATTTTTCATTAAAAAGATGGATAACTATAAAGATTTATTGGAAGTAACAAAATTAAAGGAAAACAAAATTAAAATAGTATGTTGTGCTCCAACAAATAAAGCAACTAGTGTGATTAAACAAAATATTGATGAAAAGGTAAAATATAAGGAATTCAAGGAAAGTATATCTGCAGTTAGTCTTCATAAATTATTACAGTATAAGATGGTCTACAAAACAAATGGAGAAAAAGAATTCATTAGGAAACCTAAACATTCAAATATATTTTATACTAATGATATTATTGTAATTGACGAATCATCTATGATAAGAAGCAATGAATTATTCGAAGTTATTAAAGATTTGGGCAAGGAATTTAGTATGAATGTGAAGAAAACAGATAATATTTTAAAAACTGGGAATCAATTATTTATAGATAATGAGAATTTAAAATATAGTGATGATAATGCAGCGGATAAATATGCATTCGTTATATTTTTAGGAGATGATGCCCAATTACCACCATATAGCGAAACAAATAGTTTGGTTTTTAACATGAAGTTACCATTTATTCAATTAAAACAAATTATGAGAACTAAAAGCAATGGTATAAAATATATATCTAATAGTATTAGAAAAATAATAAATCAAAATATGCATGGAGAACCAAGTACATTATTAGATCTTCTATTAAAACATGTTAAAGACAAATATGAAAATATTAAATTCATGAATAAAACGACAGCAATTAACTATTTCATTCAGAATATGGAAGATAATATATATCTTTGTTGGACTCATAAAAATAGACAAGATGTAATTGATAAAATAAGAAAAAAACTCTATAAGAATACCAATAATAGATTCAATAACGGGGAATATTTAATTTTCAATGATTTTTATCAAATAAAAACATCATATTGTGACACGAATTTTTATAATTCTACTAGAGCTGTTGTAATTAGTTATACAATAACAGAATTTAATTATGAATTGGATAAAGAAAGAGATATGTTTAAAGAATTATTAAATGAAAAAGCAATAATACCAGAAGATGATTCTGATATGTTAATGAATATAAAAATTACTGAGAGTATAAAAAATTTCATAAGTGATAGATTCAATATATTGATTAAAAAAATAGTAGATATTAGTTCAATAAAGAATATTCTAGAGTATTATGAAATGAAAATTAAATACAAAAATGATAATCATATTATAAGTGTTGTTATAGATCGTGAAAAATATAATAAATTTATAGTAAATTTAAGAACTATGGTAACTAGCTTTATAGATGGACATTTATATAATGATAGTAAACATTTATTTAAGGAAGATGATTTCCCCCAAATTAAAAATTTATTAGCCGTAAAATTATGGGAATATATACATTTACGATTTATTGATAAGTTTGCTTCGGTTGATTATGGATGCTGTATAACGATTGATTCATCACAAGGATCCAGTTTTTCTAATGTATTTGTTGATTTCAATGATGTTTTTAAACAAGGCATGAATAATGAATCAATTAGAAGATTTTATACAGGAATTACAAGAGCAATGAATGAATTAGTTCTTGTTATATAAATGAATACATTTGATTATCCTGAAAACGAATATATTATAAAACCGATTACAATAACTGAAATGGAAAAATATAATCGGAAAAAGTTATCAGTCAATGTTTTATTACCTAGACGATTTTCCAATTCTTTTACTCTATTTTCTAATAATTTTTTTTTATTACTTAATTCAGTATTTAACATTCTTACTTGTCTATCTTCATTATTTAATTTGGATATTTGATCTTCATATTTATATTTAACCATTTCATATAGTATTTTTGCATTACCACATTCCAAAGCAACATCTATTGGTGTTAAATTATATCTATTTCTAGTCTCCAAATCTGGATAGTAATTTTTAACAAGTTTCTTAAATTCATTCCATTTGTTATGGCGAGCGATAATATGCAACATAGTATCATTATCCTCAGTGAAATATGTATCTGGAACTAATTTATTTAATTCATTATCATTATCAATGAGATAATCAACTAGAGAGGAACGATCAATTTTCTTGAATTCCTCTTCCAAAAGTGAACTATTAATATCGAGTATTTCGCCTCCATATTTTTTAACAACTTCGCCAGCAGTCAGGTTAGAATATACTAAAAATAGTCGATTATTCTTGAATAATTTATGAATATTTTCATACTTATCACTCATTTGATAACAAGTTGCCATAAATTTTTTGCGATATATATCTCTCATATCAGGATTTCTCAATTCAGTGCATCTATGTCCTGTATCTTGTGTGATATCATTATAAATAGTATAAACTGATTTTATAACATCTTTGTTGAATGTAAGATAATCAAAAATGCATTCATCAAGTTTCTCTATTTTATGATCCATAATTAAATGTATCTATTAGCAATACTGTAAAAATGTTGAAAATTCAATTTTTTGATGAATATTCTATAAATATCTAGTAAATGTCATTTACTAGTTGGTTTGGAAATACTGTTACAATTGATCAAACTGATAAGGTTAAAAATGATATCTTCACCCATGCAGTTAATCTCAGAACAAATAATGTTAAGGAACTCGTTAGATTACATAATATAGATGTTACAAAATATGTTGATGGATATAATCAAACATTATTACATATTGCTACCTGGACAAGTAATGCAGAATTAGTTAAATTTTTATTATGGTGTGGATGTGATAAAACCAGAAAAAATATCTTTGGGTGGTCGCCAATCGATAATACTATAAAAATTGGTAATCTAGAAATCGTCCAAATGATGTTTGCAAATGATGATATCTATCGGATGACCTCAACCGAAAGTGATAGATTGAAAAGAGATAATAAAAGTTTATTGGACACAAATAAGATGTTAGAAACATCATTAAATACAATGCAATATAAATATGATGCTGTTGTTGTAGAATTAACTAATGAAAGAAATCATAAGAAACGATTGAGAGAGGAATGTGATGAATATATGAGGGAAAATAAAAGAATTAAATTGGATAATGATAGATTAACTAATGATAATAAAGTATTGGAGCAAACTATTAACAATTTACGGACTAAGAAATAAAAAGGGTCATAAATAAAAAATTGATCCATCAATTAAAAAATTGATTTATTTATAATTTAAATACCATTTCATACCACAAACTAAATGACTCACAAACTACTTGAAACTATTATAGAAACTTCTGAATTATTAAAAAATAATCTTCATACAAATAAACCTGAGCTACCAGAAACAACAACAGTGATTAATAATTATGGATATAATCCATATTTCCTAAACCCTCCTCTAGTTATAGTAGATCAAAGAAAATCTAAGGAAGATAGAAAAAGAAATAATTCATTTTGGGCAACAATTGGTTTTATTACTTTAGCTCTTACAGCGACATACATGTTTGCAAATGATTATAATAAGTTTAAATTTTCAACTAGAGTAGATGAATTAATGGATAAAATGAAAAGTCTTTGTCTAGGATTTAATACAGAGGGTAAAAAATATATTGCTAAATTTATGAAAGTTGATCAAGCTTACAATAAATGGAATAAATTTTATGGTGGATCACTTGCCAGATTTTTATATCCGAAAATTACAGGTGTAACATCAGCAGCAATAGGATTAGCGGGACTATACATATCGAATTATAATATTGAGATGGCGGGATTATTTGGAACAGTGGGATCATTGTGTTGGTACATGTGGAATTATATAACTACAGATGAAACAAAACAAAATGAATCATTATCTGATTTTGAAAATTCATTGAAAGATCTATACACTGAAGTATATGAAAATACATTCCCAACAACTAAAAAATAATAAATACGTTATAGATATAAATATTTGCTAATATATAGTAAGTATATATGTTTGAATTGTTGTTTATCCCCCCTTTATTGATCGGAGCACTTGGTATTTATATATGGTACAAACAAAAATATAGTACTACTATACCATGTTCTGATTTAAGTCCAGTTTATGGCCATTTACACAAAGTATCATTAAATGATAATAGTTATTTGGCTTTCAATGAGAGTGAAATGTTGAAACATAAGCACGTATATAATTTTTGGTTAGGTCCACTTGATCCAACTGCATATGTATGTTCGACCAGTGGTGTTAAAGCAGTTCTTCAAAACTCGGAAGAGAAAGGGTATGAATACAAGGCATTAATTCCGTGGTTTGGTCAAAAAAGTATTATTTTATCTACAGGATCGTATTGGAAGAATAAAAGAAATAAATATGCTGAAATGTTCAGAGCTGATGTATTAAAGGATTATGTAAAAATATATGCACAAAATGCTGAAACATTAATGAATAAATGGTTTGAAGATGCGGAAGCAAATAGAGAAATTGATTTATTATGTGACATTAAAAAATTAACTCTATGTGTTGGGAACGAATGTATATTTGATAATAAACTTGAAATGTTTTCGAAAGAAACTGAAGAGTATCATCATAGAATGGAAAGTATGGCTAAAGTAATTTTTGATCGCAATATCAATCCATTTTTTAAATATGAATTCATCCATAAGTTATCAAATAACTATAAGGAAACTTCCAAATTGATTAAAGAATTAGATGAAATTTCAAACCAACTACTTATCAAAAAGAAAGAAAAATACGATAGAGATGCATCATTTAAATCAATTATTGATTTATTATTAGATGTTCAACATGATATGATTGAAAATAATGAAGAACCAATGAGTGATAAAGAGATTATAGGTGAAATAAATAGTTTATTATTTGCTGCTCACGATACATCTAGTCATGCTATATTATGGACATTTTATTGTATCTCTAAATATCCGGAAGTTGAAAATAAAATAATAAAAGAGATAAATGAGGTATTAGGTGACCGTGATGTTATTGAAACGGATGATTTATCAAAACTAAAATATTTGAAGAAAGTGGTAAATGAATCATTAAGATTGTATCCTCCAGCTGCAATGTTTACCCGCAAATTGAACAGCGATATAGATGTCAATGGACATATAGTAAAAGGTGGAAATGATGTAGTTGTATTTGTGTACTTGATACATCGTAATCCATTACACTGGAAGGATCCGAATACATTTAATCCTGATAGATTTGATGAAACCCCTGAATTATATTCATTTTTACCATTTTCAACAGGATCAAGAAATTGTATAGGTAAATTTTTTGCATTAAATGAGATTTATACAGTATTAGGGATGTTTTATAAGAGAATGAGAATGAAGATTGATAAATCATATATGCCAAGACCATCTATTATACTAAAACCGCATGAAACAATGATGGGTAGAATTGAAGTACAATAAATTATTGGAAATTGTGTTTCTTTCTTAATATTTTTTTAACACGATATATTAAGAATGTTTAAATTGAAAATCGAAAAGATCGTAAAATTAAATCTAAGTAATATAACAACATTCTACAATCATCGATCTGGTTGGAGATATGCAATGGAACAATTAAAAGATTTACATGATAATAATGGAATATTATTTGAAGACTTTATTGAGAAAACATTTGGATGGCATAGATGTGATCATCAACCACATGAATCTAAAGACATACATTTTGATGGAATTGATTATTATGTTAAATATCAGGATATTAAGTTATATCAAAATGCGCATTCAGTTAAATTAGCGTCAGATTTATATGTTAAATTTGATAATAAAGTTAAAGATTGGGTAAAAATAGATAATATTGATTTAGATCAATGGGAATCATGTGACTATGTTTATCATACAACTGTATATAATTTTCCATGGATAGGTATATTACATAATCCGCCAAAAGTGCCATATTGGTTTGATTACAAACATTCCCCCAATTCAATTTTAACATATCCAGAGTTAATTAAAAGTTTAGAGAAATGTGAGGGAATATTTGTTCTATCTGATTATTTAAAAACATGGTTAACCGAATATTTTAAAAATCATAATATAAATGTACCTGTAAATACATTATTACATCCCACTGAAACACCTGAAATTAAATTTACATGGAAGAAATTCAAAGATAATAATAATAGGAAATTAGTGCAAAATGGTTATTGGTTAAGAAATATGTCTTTTATCTGGGACATAAATACGAGCTATAATAAAGTATGGTTATATAGTAATAAATATTCATTGGATTGTTTAAAAAGGGAATTAATAGCTACTCCCAGCAAACTACATAATGAATTATTAATAGAGATTGATAAAATGGTTAATGAATCATCTACTATTATAGGGGTAAATTTAATAAGATTAAGTAATGAGGAGTATGATCAGTTATTAAGTGAGAATATATGTATATTGAATTTGTATGATTCGAGTTGTAATAATGCGATTATAGAATGTATAGTAAGGAATACACCTATTATAGTTAATAAAATAGAATCAGTGGTTGAATATTTAGGTGAAAATTATCCATTATATTTTACGAACATAAAGGAAGCGGAAGATATTTTGAAAAATAAAAAGATGATTAAAAAAGGGTATAAATATATTAAATCAATGGATAAGAGTAAATTAACGGGAAGTTATTTTAGGAAATCATTTATGAATTCAGAAATTTATCTTAATTTACAAGAAAAATATGCTACCAAATATGAATATCAGTATGAAGTGAGAACGGCTGATCAATTTAAATGTTCAAGTGGGTCATTTAATTTATAAATTAAATGGTAATATTTAATCTTACGATGTTATATATGCAAAAAAAGATAAAGTTAAATCTAAATAATGCAATTAAATTCGAAAATCATAGGTCAGGTTGGGATTATGTTATAAGAAGTTTATCTCAATTACATGATCCTAATGGTCTATATTTGGAGGATTTTATTGAAAACACATTTGGATGGAAATATTGTAATTATGATTCGAATAGTTTAAAGGACGTATATTATCATAATAAAACATATCAAATAAAATATAAGAATGTTCGTTTACATGAGAACGATCATGCAGTTAGATTAGATGAAAATTTATATGTTAAATTTAATCGAACTGAAAATAGATGGAGAAGAATTCAAAAAATGAATAGCTATAAATGGAAAAAGATGCCATATGCCTATAGGAATATTATTTATAGAATGCCTTGGATTGGATTCATGCATAATGTACCAGATGTACCGGTATGGTTTGATTATCATAATTCACCTTATCAGATATTGAATCGTCCTGAAATAAGGGAAAGTTTAGAACATTGTGAGGGTATATTTGTATTATCGGAATATTTAAAGAAGTGGTTAATTGAATTTTTCCGACAAGCGCATATAGATGTTAAAGTTAATTCATTGATTCATCCAACAGAGACTCCATTAATTAAGTTTAAATGGATTAATTTCAAGAAGAATAATGAAAAGAAAATAGTTCAAGTTGGATATTGGTTAAGAAATATGTCATATATATGGAATTTAAGAACAAGTTATAAAAAAGTATGGTTATACGGTGATAATTATGCGATTAATTGTTTAGAGCGGGAAATAATGAATTGCGATAAGAATAAAAAAATATTAGATAAATTAAAGAAATGTGATAATTATAATGGTAAGAGGATATCAGATGTTCAACTATTGAAATTATCAAATGATGAATATGATAAATTATTGAGTGAAAATATATGTGTATTAAATCTATATGATTCGAGTTGTAATAATACAATAATTGAATGTATAGTTAGAAATACACCAATTATAGTTAATAAATTACCGGCAGTTGTTGAATATTTGGGTGCAGATTATCCTTTATATGCTAATAGTACAACTGAGGCAGAAAAAATATTGGAGGATAATGATCTTCTCAAAAAGGGTTATTTATATCTTAAAAAAATGGATAAAACTGTATTCACTGGAGAATATTTTTTGGAATCATTTAAGAATTCACAAATTTATAAAGATCTGGTTAAGAACTATTATAATAAACCAATAGATCAACCAGATAATCGTCATAGCAGAAAATGGAATAGATGGTGTTCGTCTGGGTCATGTTTAAATGAAAACTGTAATGTTCATCAAGGTTGCAGATGTTATTAAAATAAAATATCCACTAATATTATAATGGATATTGTATATACATTTGTAAACAGTGATGATAACTATTGGTTTAAAGAATATGAAAAACATTATCGAGTGGTTCGAGCACTGTGTAATGATTCTGCGTCAAAGAATCGTTTTAATGCACAGTTAAATGAAATATATTATTCTATAAAATCGATATCCAAATTAGTGAAAACCGGAATTATAAATAATATATATATTGTAGTATCATCATTAAGCCAAATTAGTATTAATACTAAATTAAACGAGATGATTGAATTAACAAATAATAAATTGATTATAATTCCTCATTCAATGATTATGCCATTGGATGTTCTACCAACATTTAACTCACTATCCATTGAATTATATTTACATAAAATACCTAATTTAACAGAATCATTCATCTACTTTAATGATGATATTATCGTTAATGATGTTGATACTTTTGGGGAACATATAAAAGAAAGCATTCAATATAATAAAAATATTATTTATTTTAGCGATCAAGAAATTGGACAATATTTAGAACACGATGAAGATTGGGGAAGTTATCAACATTGTCTAAATTCATCAGTTGGTTTAATAAAACAATTATATAAAGGAAAAATATATAGACTGGAGCATGCTCCGTATTTTTTAACTAAATCATTGTTAGAAGAATTGCGACAAAAATTTGAGTTAAAATGTAGGGATACTAGTAAGAGTAAATTTAGAAAGAAAACCGATATATGTTTAACAGCTTTCATATATCAATATTATGCTATTAGTCTCAACCATGCCATTATTAAAGATGATGAATTTACATCTGCATATATAGATGTAAATAAATGTGTTTTGCCAATAGATCATCGATATTTGTTCATAAGTTTACAAGATGATTATAATGGAGATGAAGTTAAGTATAGAGAAATGAAAGATAAAATTAAAAATTTCCTAGATAAATTATGAGCGCTGCATCAATTCAACAACAGTATTTAACTTTTGTTTCAGCAAATCATT